GTGCCGTCACTTGATGAAAATACAAAATAGCCGTCTTTATAAACAACAGTATCTGACGTGCGAAAATCGACATCAGTTATTTCTGCTAGTGTTTCAGACTGGTTATCATAAGCATAAGCTCTGCCACCAGGTACAACAACAACCAAATATTGGCCGTTATTTGCCATTGATACCCTGTCAGCACCTTCAATAGAGCCGTGCGAAGTGGTCACGCCAGTAGCAGAAACAGAGAATAAATCATTCCCATTAACAAAATATGGAACCTCCTTCATTTCCTGTGCGCCACGATTGAAGCCAGTAACAGAGCCAAACAAGGTAAGCCCTGGAGCATCAAACAAAGCACGGTTATTTAGCGCCGCTACTTGAGGAATTACAGGTATCCAGTTAATGCAACGCTGAGCTGATAAAGGAAGAGAGTCACTAGAATAAAATCCAGTAGCTATCTGTAACTGTTGACGGGCCATTAAAAGTGCTCCGTTTCATTATCAGGGAAAAAGCGTCTATCAAGATTGTAGTTAGCACACTGATTGCCAGAACCTAAAGGAAGTGTAGAAGGGAACTCGACATCGCCAATCTTAATTACAGCATTCATTAGCTCATCTTTACGCGCTTCAGCCTCGGCCAGTAGAACTGGATCAGCAGGCTTCGAATATTCAGGGCCAAGTAAAACCGCTAGCTCTGCCTTAATTGCAGCATGAGCATACCTAGGTACGCTCACCTCATCATCCTTATCCGCTACAGGAGTGAAGCCCAAGACTAAGCCCGACATTTCCCAAGAAATAAGCATGTCATTAAATGCGTCTAGACCGTCCTGCATTTCATTGGCTTCTGCCTGAGTCTCAGCAGTTAAGATGCCAGCCTTCTGTAGCGCTCTTGTTATGAAACTTCCAGCAGTTGCCATGCGTTACGCCTCCATTAATGCTTCTATTTGCTTAATCATTTTATTAGGCGTTAAACGGCGATCAAGGTCAACACCGTAATGCTCTTTAGCATACTCTTCTAATTGCTTCTTATTCATCTTCTTTAGGTTTAAAGCGCCATTCAGGGACTCTTTAACACCCTCAACAGCATCTAGTGCTTGCTGAGCTTTAGCGGCTTCTTCTTCGTCACCACTATTAATCTTTTCTTGGCTAATGCCAATCGATTCTAATTTAAGAAACTTAGCAGGGGAATCAGCCCAACCTTCCGCTTGCATTTGCTCAAATTCACTATTGTTAACAATCTTAGGGTTCTTTGTTGCGTGATAAACCCAGCGTTTAAAATCTTCTTTCATTAGTAAATTCCTTAGATGCAAAAGAAAAGGGGCCGTTAAGCCCCTTTATCATACTAGCCTGTTAGGCGAACCGCAAAGTCTGAGTTCTGAGCTTTGATACCATAAAGAATATCGAAGCGGAAAACAGTCTTATCGTTAGTGATGTCATACTGACGAACCGAACGAATGGAGATACCTTTGAAGCTTTCACGAGCAGCGCTTGCGCCATCGGTAGGCATATCAAGAGGTGCCATTGCTAAGGTAATAGCGTTCTTATGGAAGCCAAGGTTCTGAGGGTGGCTTGCACCGCCAGCACCAGTCTTAACAGTAATTACAGCATCTTCAGCAGGTGCAGCAGTTACAGTCTGATAAGGGCCATCAATAATCATTGGAGGGCTGATTGTTAATGTAGCTGGGCCAGTAGTTGAGCCAGCAGCCGCATCAGCAACAACGGTGAAAGTCTGCAAGTCACCAGTACTTACGCGAGTACGGCGGTTGACAGATTCAACACCAGCGATAGTAATAACGTCACCAGCTAACAAGATGTCAGCAGTATCGTTAGTCCATCCATCAGTGATAAGACTCTGAGTCCAAGAGTCACCAGCAGCAGCGTAAGTTACGCTTTGAGCCGCGCCATTAACTAAAGGCGTACCAGTAGCAACACCAACAACGTGAGTCGCCAATGAGTTGGATTCGAAGATGTCGAAACGACCATAGCGACCAACAGAAGCTTCTTCGATTGCTTTACGTGCAATGCTTTCAGGGAAGACGGTTTTAAGACCATCAGCCAAGGCAACAGCAGCATCAGCATTCACAAACAAGCAGCGGTCTGTCATTGGCACGCCAAGCTTGCTTAATACCGCGCCAGTTTGAGCAACAGTTAAGAAAGTTGTCGGAGTGGTTCCAGGCGTACCGGTAAAGTTACCGATATTCTTGTAAACGTCACCAAGATCGGTTTCAACCTTTTGCGCTAACTCTTCCATTGCTGGGCGAATATAACGAGAGGTCATATCTTCAACGTTCAAAGTCATCGCTTCAGAGTCAATCTCGAAGTGAACCTTTTTACGCTTATCTAGCGTTACAGTTGCTGCGCGTTCTTCAATGTCGTCAGCCGTACCTAGGGTTGCACCATCAGTAGATTCAAACATTACAGGGCGGCGAACCTGGATGGATGCGCCAACTTTCTGGAATTGTGAATCTAATTGACGGTCAACTTTCTGACCCATTACTAGTGCGTTAAGGAATTCCTTAACCGCTATTTTCGTCACAAGGGACGTATTCTTAAAGTTATTAGCCATTAGTTGCTAACCTCATAATAAAGTTTATTAACCATCATGACCCGTAAATCTCCTCCATTGACATCTCGCCAATATCTTTCGATAGCGATCCGCCAGACGAAACAGGCTCAATAGGTGATGGCGCTGCACTTGTTTTAATTTCTGGTTTCTGTTTTAAACGTGCGCTTAGCTCGCCAAGTTTCATCGCTGCAACCATTGGAGAGGCGCTAGCAATTTCATCAGCTAAGTCAAGTTGTTGACCAAGTGCATAAGCCAACTCAGCCCCTTGATCAGAACTCATAATCGCATCCAGCGTATCACCGTTAAATTCAGGAAGGTTTTTAATTACCTCCTGATAATCAGGCTTAGCGGCTGTTACTTCAGCAACCTGAGCATCAAATGCTTGGGCTTTCTGCTGTCGTACCGCTTCTTGCTGTGCTGCAATACCTTGCTGCTGTAATCGCTGAGACTCATCCGCTACACCTTGCTTAACTTGATGGCTGATTGAGGCCGCATTAAATGCCGCTTCATCATAGTCAAAGTCTTCAAGTGTTGGCGCTTTCGTTTCAACTGGCTTTTGAGTTGCTTGCATAGCATCTAATTGACGCTGCAAATCTTCCGCCTTGCGCTTCTCTGCGTACTTTTCCGCAGTGATTTTATTGATTCGCTTCTGAGTATTATCTACTTCAACGGGCTTATCATCCGTTTGAGGTGCTGAAGCCTCTGTTGCTTCTGATACTGCCTCTACTGTTTCCTGTTCCGGTGCAGGGTCAAGAGGTGGCATGTTATCGTCTACTAGTGCAGCGTCTGTCATTTCTAAAGCCTCAATTATGAGTAGTTAACCGCGAATAGGTCGCGTACCTTGTTATTGTATAACATCATATAAGCGTGAGCAAATATGTCTATTATTGTGATTGTAATTGTGACTGGTTAATAATATCAGCCGCCTGTTCTGAGTTAGGGCCAGCGTCTATTTCTTGCTGAGTCTCTGCAATAATATCATTCTGCTTAACCCTGTTGTCATGGTCTTGCGCTGATAATGGAATGCCTATTTCCTGCTGAGTAGCAAAGTTCTCCAGCATGGTCTTCATCGCTTCCATGTTTTCAGCATTAATGTCAGCCATTAGCTTAGCTGTCTTAGCATCATTATTAATAATCTCAGACATCATCTTTTCAGTTTGCATCTGTACATTTTCAAGCAATGCCTTTTCTGATTCGCTCGGCTGCTGTGGCTGGCCTAGTCCTAATTCCTCTACCTCTTCGTCAGTCGGATCAACCACACCCTGTCCAATCATCTGCTTACGAACGCGCTTAGATAGCTCTTCAGATTCTAGAATATCCAAGTTCTTAGCGATTAAATCAGTAGCTAATGCCGCGAACGCTGGATTAGTAGCAGTAAGCTCAATTAATTGTTGTGCTGACTCTTGGCGCTGAGTTGCGAACGCTGGACCAGTATCAACTACAACATCATACTTGCCGCGTGATAGGTCATAGACAATCTCTTTCTTGCCTGTCTGAGTATCGGTAATAGATTGATTCAGGTCAGACAACCCCTTGCTTAGCTTAACCTCTTCGCTAGTGCCATCGATGTTAAGCACCCTAATAACTCGGTCAGTGTCATAAATGCGAGGGATTAAATCAACCAACTGCTCTCCGCAATACTCAATGGATTTATTAAGGTTGTCCGTATAAACGAATGAGCCACGGTCGCCCATCTTCTGCTGAGCAATAATAGCCTTGCCGCTCTTAAGCTCTGGACTATTACCAAGTGATGCGGGCTCAATACCTGTAGTTGCATAAATGTCTAATGTTGCATTCTGGCGCTGACCAATCAAAGCAGCTTGAACTGATGGCGCACCCGTTCGCTGTGGTGCACCTGGAGCAGCAGGATCAGCGTTGTAAATCATGAATGGTTGATTCTTAGTGTTGAACGATTGAAGCGCTGGCAAGTGGCCCTTTGCTTGTGCTGCTGTAATCCAATACGGGTCTTTAGGTGTTAGTGCGGTAGTCTCAATCTCACTTGATACAGTGTAGTTATAGATGCGGTTAGGATCTTTAGCATTGCGAACTAAGCCGCGAATATATTCCTTACCCTCAATGCGCGCCACTTTGCCATAAGCAGGGATTAGCGGAATGTATTTGCCTGCCCACTCGCTTGGCCCTTCCAATATCTCAGTACCAGACATTTTATACATCACAACCTTATGACTCTTGACCTTGCGCTGAGCCTTGATAGTTATGCCTTCTCGTTCCAGCTCATCTAATACACTTTCCTCGTCATCAATATCAATCACTCGGCCATCAGACATTTGAGCAATATTACGCATTACTGGAACTTTAACCCAGTACTCGGCAACACGGATATTGTCACTATTAAACCAAGATGAGCAAAGCCCGCTATTGAATTCCTCTTGATCAAACGAGACTTCAGCAGCATCAGGGAACATGGCTTTGAAGTCTTCTTGAGGCATCATAGTAGTCAAGAACGCGTACTTAGCATCACGCTTATCATAAGCCTTAGCAGCAGGGTCAAAGAATAATGAAGTGGATGCTGAATCAATGGTATGAATGCGTATGTCTTGATCAAATGAATCATCATCGGCGAACTGTGTAAGTATTCGCCAGCCACCATATCCACCAGTCACTAACTCATCATAGGCCATGTCGTAAGCATTCTCAGCCTTAGATAAACCCTCAATATTACGAATTAGGCCATTGTATATCTTAGCCAGTGCAACATCAGCACCACCGCTAACAGGGCGAACCTTGATGTCTGTCTGGTTTTGTCGTCTATCACCAACTAGCTGGTCAATAGCACCTGCAACACGGTTAATAGTGTATCGAGGGCGGTCTTTACGCTTAGATATTGCGTTCTCATCCCACTGGCCGTCTGGAGTATGGGCAAATTTAGCATCTTCAACCGCCAATGCACGCTGATCACGCTCTCTTGTCATAATGACATCAAAGCGGCCCATGCCGTCCTTATGTATTGCGTTTAGCTTATCTTGCTTAGTTGCCATGATTAGAATTCCGAGTCAAAATTTAGTGTTATTGCTTCTATTTTATTAATTATACTTGCTTTATCGAAGGATAACACGCAAGCATCAAACAGGTTAGGCGATGGTATTACAAGCCTGCTGCCATCTGGCATCTGAACACCCTTTCTAAGTTCTGGCTTCGTGTAGAATTTAACTGTGTCGCCTGGCTTAATTGGAACCTTAGAAGACTCGGCTTTTAGCTTCTCCATCATCTGAGGCTTAATGCCTTGCTTTGTTTCTTCGTTATAGCTAGCAAAACTAATAAGCGTATCGGGGTCGTGGTACTTGCCCTCAGTTACCGCTTCCCATGTCCTGAAGATTCGCTCTGAATAACTAATAGTATTCTGTGCTTTCTTATTAAACAGCACGTCTTTGTTTTTAAGGCTATCGCTTTGATTTGTTAGCCCTGCCGTCTCACTCTTAAATTCTGCCTCTGGATCATGAATACCTGTAGAGCCTTTGTAAGCAAAGATATTTACACTTGTGCCACTAAACGATTTATCGACATTATCGCGAAGAGTTGCACCAAGCCCGTCAGCATCATAACCAAACGAATCACACCCATCTAATCTAGCGCGCTTACAAGCTTCATCCATCTTGC